TAGCGGCTGATGTAGTATCTTTTCCATTCATTGGTTGTACTGGGATCTCTAAATCCTCGTACTCTTCTTTGCTTGTCAAATCTTCCAAGCAAATTCCAAAGAATGATAAAGCTCGTGTAGTAGCAAATGTTTCAGCTATCTCAAGATAACCTGGCTTATCTCTAAACTGTTTAGAGTAACCTGTTGCTATAATTCTTTCAGGATCGTAACCCATGATTAAACATTTAACTATGACATATCTGTCAGAGTGTTCTACAATCATAGTATTTATCCCAAACTCAGTACCAAATACTTCTCTAAAGTATTTAACTTTAGACCAAGCTGATACAGTTTTTTTACCATGTTGATTTATGTAAGCACCATTGGCTAAACACAAATCATTAACTTGTTTTATTTTTTCTTTCATTGTTTCCTTTAGTTGTTTTTTCTATTGAGCAAGAGTGAGCAAATACTTCTTTTGATTTATAGAAAGTACCATACTTATTCTTGCCACTTGACTTACCTATGTAAGTTATCTTATCAAATAACTTATCACATATTCTTGGAGAATAAGAATCAATTTCATAACCTAAGTTATGGATTGTGCCATTCATCATTATTATCGTAAGAATAATTTTCATCTATTAAAATACTACTGTAACTAACAAAACGATTGCAGTTATAATTAAAGATATTTTTATAAACATTTTTCTAAATAACTTATCTTCTCTCTCTTTAATTTTACGCATCATAATATCATGCCTATAACTTTCCATAATCTTGTAATGAGTTTTTTTATAAAAATTAATATCCATAATTCTACACATTGTCCCAAAGGCTTGCAGCTAATCTAACATGTTCATCAGCTATGTTTTTCCACATGAAACCTGAGAAGTCTGGCGGCGGAATTAGCTTAGCCATTTCACGAGCATTTCCTTTTGTGATGTAGATCAAGTTCTGGCGAATTTTAGATTTAATCAAATCCTGTTGAATTAAAAATTCCATGTACTCAGGAGTAAGTAATTCACAAGTGTCAGGAGTAAATACATTGTAGCTATCTTGATTAACATAAAGCAAGTGAGGAGTTTTTTTTGTGGCGTACCAATAAAATGCACACTGGCGTACATGGTTTAAGTCTGGATTTTTTGGTAAATATCCTTTAACCCAAGAGTAACCAGCTTTTGTATCTGACTTTCTTTTGCTACGATGCTTTGTCTTAAGTTCAATAAGTTTAGCAGCACTGCCTGACTTATCCATTTGCTCGTAATCTATTCTTCCTAATTTTTCTAAAACTAATTCTTTAAATTTATAAGTGCAGTATCTTTCGCTTGCTACTTCATCTCCTAACTTAAAATCAGCTAATGCTTTACAACAAATCTTAATCATATCTGCAAGATAATTTTTTGTATCTTCTTTTTGTATTCTATCCTCTTCATCTGCAACAACATACTTATCGTAAAGATCTAATTCTTCTTTGATGATAGTATCTAAATCTTTTTTATCATTAAGAATTCTCTTCTCTGCTTCATACATATATTTAGAAACAAATCTTTGAGAAGCTCTACCAATGCTTACGCCAGCTGACATTCTGTATGAACCTTGTAAAGCACGCCTAGTTTGTTCATCAAAAAAAACGTATCTACACAACCAATCAGAATCACTCATGTTATCCTGTGATGGTGAGCTGTGGTCTAAACCAAGTGCCTGATAATATTTAATACAAATATCAGGATCAAAATTATTTAATGCCGATAAAGAATTGTTCTTTGTTAAATCAATAACCATTTTACGCCTTTCAATTTTTAACTTACATTAGTCTTAATAACCTTTATGTCAATAATAATAATTGACACTAAACCATATTGGTTTATAAGGGTTTAAAACAGAAAGGTAAATATGACTAAGAATAAATCACAATTATATAAATTATTAAAGAGGTATCACAGAATGTTTGATTGCTTTGGTAATAAAATAAAAAGGAAAACTAAATGAAACACAAACTAACACAACGCCAAGAAGAAGAAAAGTTAAGCAATAAAGATATGGCTAAAAAATTAGGATTAACAGGAACTAACCCAACAGTAACCTTGTTGCGTTGGAAGAACTGTCAGCGTATTCCACATCCGAAGTTTATGAAGCAAATTACAAAACTAACAGGGGTAACTCCTAACGATTTTTACGAAAGCTGGTATGAAACCCATAAACTTTGATAAAGTTATTATAAGTTGGCTGGATATAAACAGTTGCGACAACGCATGGAATACTGAGGAAGATTTAAAAGACTTAGTTCCTGCTATGTGTACTACGATAGGTTATCTTTATGAAGATAATAAAGATTGGGTAAAAACTTTTGCAACATATAGTTTTAATTCAGACAGCTTAGACGTAGGAGATTGTGTTGTAATCCCTCGTGGCGTAATTTTATCAATTAAAAAACTGGAGAACTAAAATGAATAAAAAAGATAAAGATATTTACCTAATGTTATCGCCTGAAGATCATATTAATCTTTATAATATGAAAGTTGAAACAATAAAACTTCTAGAAGAATCTAAAGATCTTGAAAAAGAATTAGAAGAAAGATTTGGATTTGAATTTTGTAATCCTGCTGAAGACTATAACATTAAATTAATTAAAAATTAATATGATTGATCAAGAACTAACAGTGGAGATAGTCGTTGAAATGTATGAGGATAAGATTGTCTTACTTAAAAAAGAAATAGATAGGCTTAATGAAGAAGTGCAGGTTCTGAATATGGAACTGATGAAACTGAGAGCCAATGTCATTTCTTAATCATAACATTCCAGTATGGAAAGCCAAAGTTAGATTAGAATATTTATACAATAAAGAAAAACATATTGGAGAAGAAGAGGTATGTCTTATCCATAGTATAACTACCTTAGAAGGAAGAACACCATTGTTTAATATTATGCTACCGAATGGTGCTAACTATGCAAGGCTACCAATTACAGCTTTTTTTTCTGATCAATATAATAGAAAAGATGTAGTTGATTTAAAATTAAAACAAACTGTGTATTGGGATTGCTTATCTTATTACGCTAATGTTATTGAGTACAATGCTCTAGCCACAGCACAGTGTAAGTTTATTGATCGTAATAATAAATTACATAGAGCTAATTATCTATTCAGTATTGACTATGCTCAACCTGATATGAACTTATTAAACATAACTTATAGTGAAGTAAGTGCAGAACATAAGCATCATCATATATTAGAATTAAACAAAGGTGATAAGTGGCAAGGTAATTATGCACTCATGCCAAACAATAAAATATTATTTAATCTTCCTAACTTCACAGTCAAAGATCAGATACCAGATTATAAAACTAATACCGAGTATTTATCAGTAGAAACTGACAGTTGGTCAACAAGTGATGACGATAGTTTTTATTATAAGGTTAAAAATTAATGGCTAGATATAATTATTTCGTAGGTGGATTTGGAGATTACTATTCAGAGTGGTTTCGTAACAATATTTCTGGAGCAGGTTATATTGATGTGGATCAAGTATCTATTTGTATCAACAAACCTTGTTGGCAACCTCTAGCAATAGTTGAAACTGTCTATGATACAGGAAAGTATAATAAATATACCACAGTTGTTGAATATATCGCTGAAAAACTAGGTATTCCTGCATATCTTGTCTATTATAAACCAACAGCTATGGACACGAACTCGTTAGAGTTAAAGATCATGCGTCTAAAGCCTTTAAAATCGGAATTAGAGGGTGTTTATGAGGGGGACTGGGCTATGGAGATGATACAGTTGCAAGAGAAACATGATAAGACATGTAAGCATAAGAAATAATGGCAAAATATACAAGTCATATACGAGTGCCTGTAAGTCTATTTAAAAACGATATATTCTTAGGCTTGGCAGGTAGGAATAAAGCCGATTGCCTAGCGATACTTGTTGTGCTTTTAAGATACTCAAATCAGAAGACAGGTGAATGCTACCCACGTCTTGCTCTTATGCACAGCCTTCTTGGTATATCTAAGGCTACAATTTACCGCAGAATTAAGTTAATGGTGTCGCTTGGATTGCTTAAAAAGAAGCGTCTTTCTTCTACTAATTTATATAAACTTAACCCTGTTTTAATGGTAGGTAGTAGTCAGGGGGACATGAGTGATACGTCAGGGGGACTGATTGGTGCAGTCAGGCTGACTGGTATTAGTAAAGATAACTTTATAACATATCTTAATAAAGATAATTCTAATAATAAAATGGATAATGATAAAAGAGTAGATGATATAATAAACAAGTATAAGAACGATAAAGATGTATTGATTAGTACATTGTATAGGTTTCTAAATGGTCTATCCCCTGCCGATACTAACAATTTATTAAATAACCCAACTTATAAATGGTATATGAAGTTAGTGTTGGATTATAAACAGCAAGAGCTACGCCAAAAAAAATTACTGCCTGAAGTTATTGCTAAACAAAAGATAACAGAAGCTCTTCAATCCAATGGTAAGCAGAGAAGTGAAAGGTACGTTGCTCGTGTTAAATATAATAAGGCTAATGGTATCAAGCCATGGGAGATGAAGAAGAATAAGTTTTAATGAAAGGTGGTTTTAAATCTAAAAGAATTTTTTGTAATCAATTTATAAAAAGAAAATCAAGATTTTGTTATGCCAAAGGTTATCCAACAGATAGCTTTGATAATCAAAATAGGCAGATCTTTAAATGTGCTTTCCATGGTGGACAGAACACAGATTATTTTGGTTATAAACATAGAGGTGGTAAAGGTGGCTTCAAAAAATCTGGACTAACTGACGATAGTCGCATAAAGATATTACAAAAGTTAAAACAATTTAACAATGACAGAAACAAAGCCGAGCAATATTATTACAGCAAAATCAAGCCAAGACTTGATGCTAACAACTACACAAGTGAACGACATTTGCGATCAGTTAATAGAATCAAAGCAAATTTCAGAGATATTCTCAAAGGGAAATCCTTACAAGATCAGTTTAAGGCAGTTCTACGATCAGTTGAGAAAGCCAGAAAATTCAGAGATCAAAATTAAAATAGAAGAGAGCAGGAAGTTAGGCATTCAAACGCTTTTAGAATCTCTTATTAGGATCTATTCAAATACCGATAGCGTTCCTGATCCTAACATGGTGATGTGGTTAAAAGAAAAATCTAGGTTTTGTCAGTTCTTAGCAGAGAAAATTATACCTGAATTATATGGAGTGAAATCAAAAGAAATGATTAACAAAGGAACAGTAAATAATATTGTCGTTAGTTGGCTTGATTCAGAAGAACTTCAGCAAAAATATAATCAATACGAAGAAATAAACCAAGCCAAGACTAAGATTATAGATCAATAATTACTGAGCAAATTCGTA